CGCCAATCATCGACGAGCCAAATTCGTTTAGATGTTGCTTAGCAGCCTGTAGACCTTGGGCCAATGCGTTTTTCTTAACGTAAAGAGAAACGAACGCGCGGCCTGCTTGGATATCTCCCCTTCCTCCAGCCATTTATATGCCTCCATCCCATTGCGGTAGTTCAGGATTTTCGCGACGAGTCTTTTCTACCTCAGCGTCGATTTTCGCTTGCATGTCCGGCGAAACTTGCATTTGTCCACCGACTCCGGTAAGCGTCAATTGTCCAAAAAACGTATAGCTTTCAATGTCAATGTCACCCATTGCCCAGACTAGGTACGCCTGCTCAGTCATTGCGATTCGCTGCTGTCGGATTCGACCGCAAGCCATCATCCAAAGCCTGCGGAGCGTTATTCCGGCAGCGTTTATACCGATGACGCCAGCATAATAATAGCAAGCCTCAACGCCGTTTAGCCCATCAATGATATACACCAAATCGGCTCCGTAGTAGCTTACATTCCAGGTGCGGAATTGAGCGGAAATTGCTTGTCCATCATCATCTGAATTTCTAGGCTCGCTCGCTTCCCAAGCCGCTCGGAAGTCCTCGGATCGTTCATCAATTGCGTCGTCTGCGAGATTATCAACTGGTCCGTCTTGTGACTCAGTTCCTCGTGCTTGGCCAAGACCTCGCGAACGTGCGAAGCTCGGCCACTGGGGAAAAAATCGATGATCGCGTCCCGGATTGCATCAAGCATTACATCGGGAGGGGTTGGTAGGGATTTTCCAAACGCCTTTGGATCAACACTGAGCTTTTCAATCTGCTCTTGGCAAATTAGGTAAATCACCCGCACCAGGATCATTGGATTTCCGCGCATCTTTAGCAACGGGTCCGTCTCCAGATCCACTAGATTGATCTGGTGCCTTTCCTGGATGTCCTCGATCAACGGTGCGTCGAGTTCGACCTTCCATTCTCTTCCCAGTTTGTCCTTGAACGTCGCCATTTTCCTTCATCTCGCTTTCGGTAAAATCGTTTTTTTTGGTTAGCTTTGAAACAACGTGCTTGCCGCGATTGGTAAGCGACAAGTCAGCATCGACCATGCCTTCGACAATCAATCGAGACATGATGGAACGCATTCGCCCAGCGCCGATATCGCTCGGCATATCGCCGCTGTTGGCGATTGAAACAAGCGCCCGTTCTTCGTCATTTTTTAGCCTCATGGTGATGCGTCTTGGACGCCTGCTACTTTGAGGGTGTAGACTTCCGTTGTGGATGTTCCGCCGTTGCTGGCTCGCATCGAAAGGATGACGTTTCCGGTAAACGGGTTGCTTGATCCGCCTTGGATGTCAAAAAATCTTGGTACGTTTGTCACCAAGTCAAGCGCGCAAACCTCGGTCGGCGTAACGTCAAGAAACTGCACGTGAACGCCAGTGCGCAAACTTGTGTCCAGTGTCTCAACTACCACGCCGATGATTCTTGTGTTGTCGCCGTCAATCAGATGATTGATAACTAGCTGCTCAGATACCACTACGGCAGTAGTAGCGACCGGCAAGGCGTCTCCGGCAGCGAGCGTGAACGGGATTGACGTGTCGCTCGGGGCTGACGCTACAGTGCCGGCAGTGGCCCCGTAGGCACTGAAATTTGCACCGCCATCAGTCCAGTGAATGTCAATCTTGTCACCGGTGATAATCGTATGCCCGGTGACGATTGTGAGCGTCCCAGCAGTGCCGCTAGCCCGTGTCGAAAGCGTGCACGCTCTACCGGCTGCTAGTGTCTCGTCGACACCGATTGAACCGCTCCCGCTGCGGATGACGGTAGGCGACTGAATCGACGTTCCGCCGCCGCTCATGCCCTGAGTAAATTGGAGTTGATATGGCATTTTGTTTTATGTTTTCCTCGCAAATGTTTTTGATTGTTGACGCGATGCAAATTAGCCGTTTAGGACTGGTGGGCGAAGGCTTCTTGAAAGCATTTCGACAGCAACATCCATCGTTTGCTCGCCCTTGAGCGGTGCGCCCTGCTTTGTTGAGATGACACAATCGGCATCAAAGCCAGTCTTGCCGGTCGACCGGATAAACCGAAGTGCAATCGGGTTGCCAGTCGCAGCAGCGGCTTGCAGTGCCACGATTGCTGTATCGTTAGCACCGGTGCTGCCAACGATAATGTTAAACGTGACTTTTCCCGTGAGCGCAGTCGCTTCGCCCGTATTAAACGGAACAGCGGTGCCATCTCCAGCCGCCGTGGTTGATCCGGTTTCAACGCTAAGGTCGAAGTTGGCATCAACGCGATCGACAATCAGTATGGCAGCGGTAGAGCCTTTGGTGCCGTAGTACAGCAGCCCTTGGTAGCCCATTGTTTTGGACATGTTTTCTTTCTCCTATTGTGGTTTCTGAACTGAACTATTGACCGATTGAGCCGCGCCAGTCATCTGCGAATCTTGGCAAGCTTTTCTCTAACGCCGGACCCATAAATGGCCTCTCCGCAAATGACTCGCCCTCGCGATCCTTGCCGAATTCGTGGACCTCGCCCGCAATGCCAACGAAGCTAGCGCGCGGTCCGATGATCGCGGATTCCTTGTTGGCGTCGACGAAAATTGCACCGCGAAGGTTGTGCCCGCCCTTGCCTCGTGTCGTCGGTGGAGACCCCGGTTGCGATGCTTCCGGGCTAGTGGCGATCGATTGCTTCGCTGCCTTTGAAATGCTGAAAGCAGCGTGCCGAATGTTTCGGAAAGTTGCGTCATCGGCAGCCTTCTGCACCTGCTCGAATCGCGGTTCGACCTTCACGCTGATCCCTAGCATTAGATGGCCTTTCGATAGTCGAATTTGATGCGAACAACGCCTTCGAAAAATCCCATGCGGAGCTTGCGTTGACTGACCCAACTCATCACGCTTCCTTCGATCCATTTTGCTTCGATGGCGTCCGTTAAAACGACAGCGTTGCGACGCAATACGAAAAACTCATGGATCGATTGCAGAAGCAAAACCAGCGGGTCGATCGAAGTGTTTTTTAACCTGCCGTCAGCGTCTCTATCTGTTGGTTCAAATCGCTTTCGGATTGCCACGTCAATCATTGGTCGATACGAAAGGAAACCCGCTGATTCAAGCTCAACGAGTGAACCAGCGGAGCCATTTGCCGAGGCGAACACAACGTCGATAGCCGTGGTGCTGAGACCCTTGAAATCTTCGTCCCAATCTGCGTATGAGCGTCGCGCCAAGATCCCCGCAGGCAAGCCAATAGTCACCGCCGCTGAATTGATTTCAGCGGTGACAGCGTCGGCAATGAGGATCGGAACGGCGGTCATTATTCAATGCGTTTGGTGTGGACTATGTATTCGAAGCTACCCGGCTGCAATTCAACCGAAGGCTTATCGTTATCTGGTGGTTGGATTTCGTAGACTTCTAAACCTTCGTGGATCCTGTCTCCCGTTCTTGGCTCGGTTGCTATGCCGCCAAGAACAATCGACACCGCTGGAAGGTAGAAATCTCGCATCGTGATGGAGACTGCAATTCCTATCTCGTGGTCAATTACCACGTACTCTTGATCGTTTCGCCGTGCTGTAAACAAGGCTGTTGTTTCAATGCCCCGAGCCAAGCAAACATCAACACCAAACGTCCGATTGAGCATCGGCACCGACTGGCGATTAAACCGCTGCTCGAACGTTGAAGGCATTTCAGCCACCCCCAGGAGGAATGCACTTTGTCATCCGCATCCCGAAGTGAGGCTTTGCCGCCGCCCGCTTCCCGATCAAATAACGATCGGCTTCGATCATGTCTTTGATTGGGAAGTTTTCTTGCTCGCGTTCACCTTCGGCACTTTTCTTGACGCCGCTGATAGCCGCCTGCTCGATAGCTTGTGAGACAGTCGTAGGCGGTACAAATTCAGGCATCGCTGATTATGTCCCTGCTCGGTTTGGCGAGTGGATGACGCGGATAATATCGCCGTCCACCGTTGCAGCTTGAGTTGGACCCGTGTAGCCGAAGTGAGTGTTGCCGGTCGACGAGGCAACGAACTTAGCAGCACCAGCGGCCCAGTAAACGAGAGCGCCAGGCGTGTCTAGCGAGCCGTCAGTCACTCCGCTGTAGACACCGCCGCCAGATGCAGCAGCGCCGAGCTGGCCAGCTGCAATTGCTCTGTGGACGACGAACGGAACAACACCCACAACTACCACAGCACCTGCGGCCACGGCACCGGAAGGCGTGTAATCGGTCATCAGTGGATCACCGTGTACGAAATCTGCTTGACCAATTTGGGCCATTTTTTAGTTCCTTGTTTTTTGGGTTTGGAGATGTTTAACGCTCGAAGCCTTTGCGTCAGCGATAGACGGCTTTTTTGCGACTGCTTTAATTTCTTCTGGGCTTGCAACAGCGATGCCTTGCGAAATTAACCTATTGGCTAAAGCCTCATTAACGTCGCCGGTTTCGCCTTCCATCAATTCGCAACCCAGGCTTTTGGCTGGATTGCGAAGCATAGTAATTTTCATCGTTTCTCACCTTGGAAATTACGAAGCGCCGCCGTCTGCACGGACGCCCGCGCGGTATTCCTGCATCTCAACACCGATGTCGCAGTAGCCACGCATCTGAACGCCCAGCGTGTTGAATTCTGCGTCTGCCGATTCAACGGTTGGTTCAACCCGACCATTGAGAGCAACAATTTCGATCACTGGCAAAACAGAAGGGTCGGCCAGCATGTAGTAAGCAGCAGCCGAGAACCCGGTGTACTTGGCGTTGCTCATGTAAGGCGAGCTTTCAACGCGGAATCGACCGGCATAAGGATTTGCCTCACCGGTTGCAGCACCCGCACCTGATACAATCTTTTCGGATCGCATAAGGGTATTCGCGGGAACCTTCAGCGGTGTCGGAACCACAAGAATTGCCGCTTCGATTCCCAGCGGGTCTCCATTTGGGTCGGTCTGATTGGCGAAGATCGTTTCGGTTGCCGTTAGACCACCAATCGTCATGTCGGCAACAGTCGTGTTGACGTTGTTGCGCCCAGCAGTAAAGAACGCCGAGTTGTTCAGGAACTTCGTCCAGAAGATGCTGTTTAACTTCAGCCCGCCGCCGCGACCCAGCTTCATCGGAACGCTAGTGATAGCGCCCAAGTCATCGTTGATATAGTCAACGCGGGTGATAGCCAGCATGCGGCCGTAAGTGTCAGCCTTGTTGCTGTAGGTCAACTCGCTCAGGTTGCCGTGCTTCAGTTCGCCATCCGCACCAACCTTTTCGAATTCCGTGTCGGCAATCAGCGAGGTAGTCGTGATCGTCTTGAAATCTCGAACGTTGCGGATGGCAGCGATTCGCATTGGCGTCATGTCGACCGAATCAAAGCCAGCGCGAAGAAACTTGTTTGCCACGTTGGACAAGATCGTGCTGATGCTGATGGTCGAAAAGCCAAATGCCTTGATCATTCCTGGCTGCGCTCCAGCGAATGCGTATCGCTGTGCCTCGACGCTCATTTGCGAACCGCCGTGAACGCGATAGCCGTTGGCTTCAGCAGCGCAAAACATCAACTGATTCAGTCCGATCGAACCCTTGAACCGATCGTGAGCGGCCTGCATGGTTTGATCGTCGAACATCTTGTCATGTCCGCTAAGATTGGCAGCTTGGCAAACAGCAGCTTCCAGCATCTTGTTCGTCAATCGCTCGTCGCGATTTCGATTGGACATTGGGCTATAGCCAGTTGGTGCAGTTGCCTCCAACAACTCAAGCCTGAACTTATCAACCGGCCATTTTGCTTCGATTGCCTGATCGGCAATAACCTTGATGGCGTCGGTGTTTCGCGGCTGGCTTTCGCACTTGTCCAGCGCGTAGGCGGTGATCGCTTCTACTCGCTTGTTCTCAGCCTTGACTGCCTCAAATCCTGCCGTAATGTCAAGGACTGGTTTTGGTGCGTTCTGCCCGGCGTAGTTGGCTTTCAAACCAACCAGTTGTTCGGCGGAAAGAGTGTCAACGTCGAAGCCCATAGCTTCGATCCAAGTCTTTAGTTTCGGTTCCATTTCGTTTTTCCTTTTGGATGAAGCAGCGGATGCTGCGATCGTAGCGCTAGTGTTGTCGTCCGCACCGTGCGAAACGAACCCAAATCCCTTCAAAGTGCCCGTGCGCGTGATATACGCTGGGCCTGTGATTTCCTGACCATTAACAATTGCCGTCTTGCCCTTCGCGAGCATTTCAACTTTTGTAGGGTTGACCTCGAGACTGGCCTGCCATTGGTAGCCTGCTTGTGCGGAGTTGACGACTTCATCACGAGCGGCGGTTGCTGCCGTGGCCTTGCCGTTTGCAATGAGTGATTTGCCATCGTTGACAACGTCGAAATTGCCGACTCGCTTGGATGAGTCGTGGTCAAGATTTGCCACGAGAACATTGCCAGCCTTTAAGCCTGCGAGGTCCACAACAACCGGATTGTCGTAGCCTGCGACTGACAGCAAGCCGCCTGTGTAAAACGTTGAGCTAAATGATTTCGGTCCGTCTGCTTGCGCGCCTTCTGCGGCTGCGATTGTGACCGGTGCTGACATGCCGATGATCGAATGTTTAGCCATTGGCTAGGGCTCCCTGTGGTTCTGCGGTTGCTGGCTGAGTAGATGGCTTGGTGATTCCAAGAATCTGAGCCACGTAGGGAATGACATGCTGTGGAAGGTTTTGCAGCATGTTGATTTGGCGTTGCTGATCGACGGTAACGCCGTTTGACTCAGCCGTTTTTATCAGTTCATCCTCAGGGTCCATGCCTGACGCTACAAACTCAGCAGCGATTGAGGACGTGCCGTTTTTGAGCTTCTTGTCGGCTGCATCCGCTTCCGATCCGATGTCTGCCGCTTGATGCTTTGGCCAGTCCCATAGGTGAGCCCTTGCGACGTCGCTGATCGCGTCAGGATTGCCGCCGAGCCATCCGTAGACCATTACTGCCTGATCGAACCAGACGGCAAACATGGGGTCTAAAACGCAGTCATCGCAGTCGTCGCGATCTACGTTTAGGTGACCGTAATAGGTTTGGTGGTCCAGCCGACCGGATGCGTAGTTGTATGAGCTTGAGTCGCAGGCGGCTTTGTTATATGGCATCGATTTGGGGCGAGCCTGTTCGTTAATCAGCGTCTTGCTGAATTCTGCATGTCCAGCGGTCGGCTGCTCTGCCTTCGGTTGGAACGCATCGTAGCCAGCAGGCAGCGCGGTGATCATGCGCTTCTGAATATCAAGCGTTGACATTGGCACAACGCTATCCATTTCGTCGGGCTCAAACATCGTCTTAATAAAGATGGAGAAGTCCGCGATGTTTTCAGCAGCCGCCACCGTTGCTTCTCGCCATCGGCGGGATGAGGCACCAAGATTCAGCGTAGACGAACACTCTGGGATTCCGCGATGCTGACCGGGGCGGCGAAGCTTGAACCAATGAGTAACGTACTTCGCTTCGATCGACTCTGGAATCTGCAAGTAGTTCAGCCCGTTCATGTTTGAACCGGGGTGATGTTTTAGAATGTCGTAAAATTCAGGGTTACCGAATTCATCGAACTGAATGCCGTCGATTTCCCCTGGTTTTCCGTAGGCCATATAAGGCGTTTGGCATTGCTCGGTCTCATGCAGCACCCAGTCGAACTTGACGCGATTCTTTAGCTTGCGATTGATTCGCATGACGCCAATGCCTTCGCCGTCAACGTGCTTCGCGTGTGCAATCGTCCAGAGCTTGCGTCGGAATTGAACCTCTTTGCACCAGTAATGCCACGCCAGTTCAACCATTCGGTTGAAGCCCTCGGAACCTGTCTGCATCCGAAGCGTAGGCCCTCGCCCAATCAGGTCGGTGGCGTAGGTCGATGCGATCCCGTCGCTGAATCCGTTGTTGCCAACGTCGTATCGCGATCGCTTGACGAGGGTTTGCCGGACTGCAAATGAGTTTGCCGAATCAGCATCTAATTCGTCGGCTGGAGCCCAGTAGTTTTTGTACTCGTCGGAATCTTGTGCTGCGTCATACTTCGCTACTTGCCGCTTTGGTCGCGTGTCTGCGAACGCCTGCGCAAGATCCTTGCGGACATTTGGCCTGGGCCGTTTTATTGGCTTGCCATATTCGTCGATGATGCAAGATTCGGAAAGCTGGATCATGCCCCGATGATAGGGCAACTTACTGTTGACACACTGGGAAACAACCCGCAACTTTCAACAGGTTGAAAACTATCAACAGCATGAATGGCAGTGTCCTACTTGGCTTTCAATCGCTCTGAGTCAAACGCCCATCCGACTGGTGCGATCAGTCCAAAAGATTCGTATTGCTGATTTCCATTGTCTTGATACAACTCTATTTGCCCGCCCCATAGCGGATATATCTTTGGCCGGAGTCTGGATGACACAACCCATGACTTGTGGACCCTTCCGTCAGGTCTCACCATTTCTACTCTCCACCGTGTCGGCGGTTCCTGCTCGTGATGTTCGCAGCCAGAAAAGTAACACAATGCGATAAGCACGATTTTGTTCATAAACTTTCCTTTGGGGATCTGGCAATCAAAGCGTTACCCTAGCATTCTTAACACTGATTCGCCGCCGCACTCATCATCGTCGACACTAAAAGAAACGTCACGAATAATCCTCTCGGTCGTCTTGGATGCCGTCAATACGCGATGCAAGCAATGCCTGCACTCCTTGTACCGAAACCGACTCGTTGTTCCGTTGCTGCCGCCATAAGTGCGAAAGTCTCGGCACTCACACTTCGGGCACTTGATCCCGTCGCTTGCGTTTTGCAATGCTGCGTCTGATGACATTTCTTCAAGCGTCTTGCGTTCCTTCATTTCTTGCCCGCCATTTCCTGGAGTGTCATCTTCTTTTTGCGGGTTGCATCAATTTCGCGGAAACGTAGCTCAATTGATTTCGCTACCAATGCCATCGCCGTAGCATCCCACCAGTGATCCCTGCGATACTTTTGCTTGCGTCCGGCGGTGCCCTTCTTTCGCATGTCAAGCAAGTCCCCGGCCCCTTCGCGGATGTGCTGCGATAGTCGCTCGTGACCACGGTGGACTCCATCGGTTGCCGCGAACAATTGAAACCGCTCGCCGGTGTCGCTGCTCGCAAACAAATCTTCCACCAGTGAATGCCAATGCTCCGCGTTCCAAATGACCTCCGAACATGTCCGCTCAACTCCCTTGCCTCTGTTGATGTGCCAATTGTCGCCAATGATAACGTCGCGAGACTGCGCGGGGCTCTTGTAGTTCGGTGCACCCTTTGCCGGAAGGAACCGCCGCAATCCGTGCTGAATGCAAAACAATTCAACCGGTTGGCTCGCCCATGTCTTGCGTTGCCCATCCTCTTTCCATGATCCCATCCAACCCTTGTCGACGAGAACCAGGTCGATCGTCCGAGCAGTGCCCGCGAGATCGACACAAGGCAGCCTAGCCCACAAATCCACAAGTCCGTTAAGACCCTCTACGATAGCCGTCTCAGCTTGCTCTACAGTTGTTTCGCTGGTGCCGTGCGAGACAACGTCGTAATCAATCAGGCTATGCTTCGTGGTTGGTCCCGATGCGATGGAAACAAAGTGCAGTTCGGACTTGCGAACGTCGACGCCCGTAACGACAATTTCCGCATCGTTGTCAATCGATCGCCTATCAAAGTCAGCCTCGCATCCAATGACAGTATGGGCCGCGATCTTATTTACAAACTCGTCCGCCATATCGTCAGGGTCGTTTTGATACTCGCTCTTAAATGCCGATAGCGACGTGTCTGCGATCTTGTTGTACGCTTCCTGAATTGCGGAGTGAACGACCTGCCGTCCGTCATCTGTCACGATCTCTTTGTAGTTCTCGGCAAGCATCACGACGCCCGCATCCATTGCGGATTGGTTGTCAAGATAAAACTCGACCGCAGCCATTCCGTGTCGATCGCCCTTGGCTTGGGCTGTCTTTCGTTTGGCAATGTAATCGTCCCACAGAATGGCGTTCGTTGGCCAGCTTTCAATCCATCCGTACCGCTCACCTTCCCACGCCGGACGCTTCGCAGGGTCCGTGAACTGGGCGCTAACGCAGAAGGTATTTTGCAGCGTCGTTACCATCACCATAGCAATAGGCTTTTCTTGCCCTTCCAATCCTTCAATGTCCTTTTCGATGATCTCGATTCTGTCGTTAATTTGGTCCTGGCTCTTTGCAGACTCTCGCGTCTCGGGGTCATCAATAATGAGAAAGTCAGGTCGATCGTCGTCGATGTTCATCCCACGAAACGCAGCGTCAAGCCCTGCGAAGGTCATCTTGACGCCGCCGAAAGGTGACCACTCTTTACCGAGCGACTTGAGATAATCATTGGCATCACCTGGAACACGAGGCAGTCGAAGGAAGTCCGTAGCCGACCAGTTGATATGCGTCAGGTGTCCATTGATATGCTGTCGTCCTGCTCGCTGCGGTGCCCCTTCCAGTTCGCGAACCGGTGCGCAAATCTCCGGGAAGTCCTGATACAGCAAGTCGTTCGTTGCCCACTCGTTTCGATAGTCCTTGTAGATCCTGCCAGCCAGTTTCGTTGTCGCACAAATAGGCACGATGAACCGAACAAGCTCCCGAGCCGTTAGGTAGATGTTCATGCCTTTGATGATCGTTGACTTTCCTCGCGACCGTGGTGCTGCGATAGCCTTCTTGCCTCCGCTGATCGCGCGATCGTGGATCGTCACGATCACCCGCGAATGAACGCGACCGAATGGCTGCTTGTACTTTTTGGCAAGGTACGTTTTCAGAAATAGCTCAGGATCCTCTAGGCATCGCTCTCGCCTCTTTGGATTGACGCATTGCGGTATCTCAATCCGTGCTGACTCGCTGCGTCGCTTGCGCTTGCGTGTTGCGTCCTTATCTCGCTCGGATGTCGGAGCGAGCATCAGCGGTTCAAGTATTCTGGCTGTTTTTGGATGCGAGCCTAGCAAGTTCAACAGGGTCGATGTGTCGAGCGAGTTCAAGAAGTCGTATTCGTAACTGCTGTTCGTCTCCAAGTTTTTTAATCTCCATCAATTCGCGTTTGATTGCTGCCTCATCGGCCTTGATCGCGATCTCGTCGCCCTTTTGCAGCCTGTCGATCGCGTCCATTAAAAAGCTGGGGTCGCGGTTGGCAACGATCTCCATTAAGGCATCGGCGACTTGTTCTCTGTCGTAGTCCCATCCCTCTCGCTGGGCACGGCCTATCATTCGCAGGTCTTTTTTTTGTTCGATGCGAAACATCCCCTTACCCCGCTGTAAAATTCATGCCGCCGGACTGTGTTTACTAAATCGCGAAACCGGGAAG